ACATGGCTGCACAACCTTCAAACGCTGGTGGTGCGGTTCGTCCTGATTCGATTCGCGGAAACGTTGCAGGCCTTGACCTTTATGTCACTGCAAACGTACCGTCAGCAAATGACACAGACAAAGACGATTCAATGTTGATTATTAACCCAAGTGCATACACTTGGTACGAATCACCAACCTATCGCCTTCGTGCTGACGTTATTGCTTCAGGTCAGGTTTCAGTTTCAGTTTATGGATACGGCGCAATTGCAACCAAAATCGGTGCTGGTGCGTTTGGTATTAACAAGACCTGATAGCAACCTACTAATCATGCGGCGGTTTCTCCCGATTCCGCCGCAGCAGTCGAAAGGAAACGGACATGCCAGTCATTGTTACTGCAAGCCAATTGCGCACGGTGCTTGGCGTGTCCGTTTCACTTTATTCAGACAGTTACCTTGATGAAATTATCAACACCGCTGAAGCCGTCATTTTGCCAATGTTGGTTGCAAATACTTCAGCAATCAACGCTTACAAATTAGATTCCAACATTGCTTATTTTTACACTCAACGCGAACACCATTTTGTTGCGGGTCAATCCGTCATTGTCACTGGATTACCAGCACCGTTCACGGCCACGCACACAGTAGTTACATCAGAACTTTATTATTTCACCGCAGCACTCACTTCAACAAACGTGACTTTGCGGGACATAATCCCAACAGGTACGGCGACACTTTCAGGCTATTCCGCAGCTGACATTTACGCCACAAGCGCGCCAATTGAATCAGCCGTACTTGCAGTGAGCGTTGAAGTTTTTCAGTCACGCGTCGCAGCAGGCGGTCAGATTGAAGGCGTAGATTTTGCCAGTACGCCTTACCGAATGGGGCGCAGTTTGACCAACCGTGTGTCCACATTGCTTATGCCATTTTTAGACGTTGAAACGGTTTGTCAGTAATGCCAGCCAATGCCGTCGCTGATACCCGCGCAGCCTTAGCCACCGCCTTTTCTTCACTTGCGGCAACTTGCTATTCAAGCGTTCCTGAATCACCGATTCCACCAGCAATCGTGATTGTGCCCGATTCTCCTTATATGGAAGTTGTGCTAATTGGCAAGGCTTCAACCAAAGTCAAAATCAACTTTGCAATTACTGCCATTGTTGCTTCAAATAGCAACGCAGGTTCACTAGACAACCTGGAAAAACTCATCATAGGAATTCTTGCGGCAATGCCCGCAGGATACGTCGTTGGCGTTGTTGAAAAGCCGACAGTGTTGGAAGTAGGACAAAGCCCAATGCTGGTTGCTGACATTAACGTTTCGACGTACTACACACAAACAACATAGGGGACAAAATGCCAACGACAATCATAACTGGTCGCGATTTAGTCGTGACCATTGCAACCGTAAATTACGACGCACAAGCGACCAGTGCAACACTTGCGAACTCACCAACAGTTGAAACATATCAAACACTAGACGGCAAGGCTTACAAGCACATTGACGACCAGTGGACATTTGACGTTTCAATGCTTGCAGACTGGGGCGCAACTGGTTCATTGTGCGAAGCACTATGGACTGCATGCGAGACTGCACCAAATACAGTTTTGGCAGTCTCACTTACTGCCGTGACTGGTGCGGTTTTTGCCTTTAACGTAATGCCAGTATTTCCAGCAGTCGGCGGGGCAGCACCTGACGCGCAGACCGTTGACCTATCATTCATAGTGGTGGGAACACCTACTGAAACTTTCAGTTAAAAACTACTAATCGGGAGACAAAATGAAGTTACCAATAACAATTGAATATAACGACGGGACGCAGATAACTTACACGGCTGCGCCACCTGAATGGGTTCGTTGGGAAAAACATTCGGGACATACAATTTCCCAAGCGCAGGAAAAAATCGGTATATCCGATTTAGTATTTCTCGCATATCACGCCATGAAACGCGAAGCAGCTGGGAAACCAGTCAAGCCAATCGAAGCATGGACGGAAACCATTTCCGAAGTGATAGTGGGTGAGGCAAACCCAAAAGCCACGCAGTCGGAAGCCTCAGCAGAATAGTTTGGGAGATAGCCCTGGCAACGGGGCTATCACCAGGCGAATTTGAATCAGCCGAAGACATATTGACGGTCATTGAGATTTTGGAAAGGCGAGCAAATGGCAACTGACGCAATCGCTTATGACAAAAATGAGTTGCGTGCCATTGTTCGTTCTTTTAAAGCAATGGACGACCAAGCACTAACGCAAGCCAAAGAAGCAACCAGCGAACTTGCAACATTTGTTCAAGGAAAGATTAAGCAAACCGCTTCAAGCGTTACACGTAACCTGGTTGATAATCGCGTTGCCGACGGTTCAAAAGTTTCAAAGTCTTCAAAAGTTGGTGAAATTAGTTTTGGTTATGCTGGGCAGAAATTAAGCGGTGGCGCAACAACTCAGCAGGTGTGGGGTGGCGTTGAATTTGGTTCAAATAAATATAAGCAATTCCCAGTGTGGTCAGGTCGTGAAGGTCGCGGTTCACGTGGCTGGTTTATCTATCCAACCCTGAGAAGCGTTCAACCCGACATCATTAAGAAATGGGAAGAATCGTTTTCCAAAATAGTAAAGGAATATGACTAATGGCTGGCAGTCGTACCCTCAAACTTTCGATTCTTGGTGACGTTGATAATCTCAACAAGTCGCTTAAATCTGCAACCCAAGACGTTGACACATTTGGGGACAAGATTGGCAAGACTGGCAAAATGATTGGCGCAGCCTTCGTTGCTGCTGCCGCTGCTGCTGGTGCTTATGCCGTCAAAATAGGCATTGAAGGCGTCAAAGCAGCCATTGAAGATGAGAAGGCGCAAACACAGTTAGCCCTAGCCTTAGAGAACGCTACAGGGGCAACCACGGCGCAAATAGCAGCAACCGAACAATCCATTCTTCAAATGTCACTGGCAACGGGTGTGGCCGACGACCAACTGCGTCCAGCCCTAGCGCGATTGGTGAGAAGTACCTCAGACACTGAAAAGGCGCAAGAATTGTTGGCAGTCGCTTTAGACGTTGCAACTGCAACAGGCAAACCACTTGAAACAGTTGCCAATGCACTGGGCAAGGCTTATGACGGAAACACGGCAGCCCTGGGCAAATTAGGCATAGGACTTTCAGCTGCTGAATTGAAAACAATGGATTTCACCCAAGTCCAATCAAAACTTTCAGATTTATTTGGCGGGGCAGCAGCCCGCAATGCTGAAACTTACGCTGGACGCATTGCCCGTATGCAAGTGGCGTTTGACGAAGCCAAAGAAACAATTGGATTTGCCTTGTTGCCAATACTTGAAAAATTCATGACTTTTATTAACGACAATGCACTTCCAGCAATTAACGCATTTTCCAAGGCCTTTAGCCTTGACGGTGACGGTCTTGGTGGTGTAATCACAAGCGTTGGAAACATTATGAGTGCAGTCTTCACGCCAATCATTAACGGTCTAGTAAAAGCATTTGGCTACGTGAAAGAAGCAATTGGCGACAACCTTACTGAGTTCAAACAATTTGGCGGTTATATTTCAACCTACCTTGCCCCAATAATTGGAACAGTTTTGGGCGGTGCGTTGACTTTGGCTGGAAAAATTGCAGGGGGCGTTATTAACGTTATTGCAGGGGTGGTCAGTGTTTTAAATGGTTTGATTTCAGGTGCGGTTGCTGGTATCAACGCCTTAATTTCTGCATACAACGCGATTCCATTTTTGCCTAACGTTTCAAAGATTTCAACGCCAACAGTTAGTGTGCCCAACATTTCAGTGCCAAAAACTGGCACAAATTCTTCAGTTCCAACAATAAGCGGAGTTGGCAGTTCAAGCACAAGCGGTGGCAGTGGCGGTGGTATTTCGGCAGCCGTCAAGGCTGGTGCAGGTGTCGCAGCGGCAATTGCTGGTGGAGGATTTACAGATTCACAAAATGCAGCAAGATTGGCAGCTGCTGGTGGCGGTGGTTTCACTGATTCTCAAAACGCCGCCCGTATCAGCATTACAGTGAACGGGGCAATTGACAAAGAAGGCACTGCCCGAACTATTGTTGAAACTTTGAACAATTCCTTCTACCGCGGCACTGGTGGTGCAACCGCGCTTGTGGCAATCTAATGACCCAATGGAATCCTATTTGGCTCGTTGAAATTGACGGCGTTGAATACACTGACGCAATTTTGGCAAATCTAACAATCCGCAGCGGTCGTACTAACATTTATGAGCAAGCGCAGGCGGGTTATGTCAACATTCAATTGCTAGATTTAACACAGACCACAATTCCAGTTACAATCAACTCAACAATTGGTGTTTCAATAAAAAACACTGCTGGCACATTTGTGGCAATTTTTGGTGGCAATGTAGTTGATATTGCGTTGGAAGTCCGTGAAGTGGGTTCAACCGCCTTCACTCAAACGTATTCCATCACTGCACTTGGTGCGCTGGCACGTTTGCCAAAAGCATTGACCAAGGGGGTGCTTTCAAAAGATTTTGACGGCAATCAAATTCAAACTATTTTGAATCAAGTTTTGTTTAGTTCCTGGGCTGAGGTTGCTGGGGCAGTCACTTGGGCAACTTATGACCCAACTACAACTTGGGCAACCGCCGAAAACAATGGGCTTGGTGATATAGACACGCCTGGCAATTATGAATTGGCAGCACGCTCAAGTTCAACAACTGACGTTTATTCTTTGGTTTCAGCCCTGGCAACTTCAGGGGCGGGGTATATTTTCGAAAATGCCTTGGGACAAATTGGGTACGCAGATTCTACGCACCGCACAAACTACCTTGCTGCAAATGGCTACGTTGACCTTGACGCCAATCAGGCGCGAGGGGCTGGGCTTAGGATTGAAACACGAGCAGGTGACGTTCGAAATTATATGACCATAAAATATGGCGCAACAAGTTCCAGTGAAAAAACTGCTTCAGATATAACTTCAATTGTTCAGTACGGCACACTTGCACAAATCATTGAAACTACCTTGCACAATGCAGCTGACGCGGAAAGTCAAGCCAATTTCTATTTGTCATTAAGAAAACAACCTGAGCCAATTTTCAGTGAAATTACCTTTGACCTGACCAACCCTGAATTGGACAATTCTGACCGCGATAACCTTATTGGCATTTTTATGGGTGAGGCCATTTCACTAACAAATTTGCCTGCAAACATGAATTCAGGGGCGTTTCAAGGTTTTGTCGAGGGTTGGGGATTTCAGGCGTCATACAATCAACTTTCAGTGACTTTGCTACTTTCACCGCTTGCTTACTCTTTGCAAGCAATGCGTTGGAATGACGTTCCAGTGACTGAAACATGGTCAAGCGTGTCGCCAATTTTGGACTGGGAAAATGCGACAATAGTCGCTTAGCGAAAGGGAAAACATGGCAAATCCAACATCAAACTTTGGGTGGGTAATGCCCACATCAACTGACTTAGTTACCGACCTTCCAGCCGATTTTGCCGTTTTTGGACAAGCCGTTGATACGTCAATGGCTGACCTAAAAGGTGGCACAACTGGCCAGGTGCTTTCAAAAACTACAAATGCAGACATGGATTTCACTTGGGTTGCGCAAGATGATTCCAATGCAATTCAAAACGCATTATTGACTACAACAGGTGACACAATTTATGCGAGTGGTGCAAGTACGCCCGCACGCTTAGGCGTTGGCACAACTGGTCAGGTGTTGACCGTTGCAGGTGGAATTCCTTCTTGGGCTACACCAGCAACAACATCAACAACCTGGACTTTATTAAACGCAGGTGGGACGGCCTTAACGGGTGGAGGTGCGTCAACCCGCACGGTTTCTTTTTCTGCTCAAAATAGTTTGTTGATTTATGTGACTGGCGCGTCATGTACGGCGGCAGAGCAGATGCAATACAATTTTAATTCTGACGCGGGCAGCAATTACATTGAAATTGGCAATCGTTTTAGTTCAACAGGCGTTCAAACAAGTGTGGGCGGTACTAACACAATTTTTAGATTTGGCGAAACCGCTGCGGCAGCAAACACTATATGGTCTGCCATGTATGTTTGGGGAGCAAAAGGCACAACTGAACCAAAAGGTATCACTTTAACCGGCGGTGGCATTTCAGGTGGAGCAACTGCGACATTCTCTTATGCTTACAATGGGCTTTACACAGGCACTTCAGCAATAACCAGCGTCAATGTTAAATCCAATTCGTCAGCGTGGGACGCTGGCACTGTCTATGTATATGGAGCGTAATTATGAAATACATTGAAGCAATTTATGATTGTGACACAGATACTGAAACTATTGTTGAAAGAGAATTCACGAAAGAAGAATTGGCACGACAACAAGAATTCAAAACAAAATTGGAAAATGACGCAAAAAGAGAGTTGGAAAAAGCCGCGTTATTAACTAAATTAGGCATAAGTGCCGAAGAAGCGAAATTGTTGCTTTCATGAATTATCCTGAAGGCACAAGCGCCCATTTGATTGAGGTCGCAGCAGCTGAAATTGGCACAATTGAGGAAGGCAACAACCTCACAAAATACGGCAAATTTACAAAGGCAGACGGATTGCCTTGGTGCGGTTCATTTGTGAATTGGTGTGCAGCCCAGGCGGGCGTCAAAATTCATTCAGTTGTGGGCACTGCCGTTGGCGCGCATAAATTTAAGGAAATCAACCGTTGGTCAAACATTCCACAATTGGGTTATTTGGCTTTCATGGACTTTCCACACGACGGTGTTGACCGCATTTCACACGTCGGAATTGTTGTTGGCTTAATTGACGACAAACAATGCGTGACCATTGAGGGCAACACCAGCGGGACAGGCGACCAACGCAATGGCGGCATGGTTATGGTGAAGGTTCGCAATGTTGGCAAAGAAATTGTTGGGTTTGGAATTCCCAAATTTGTACCTTACAAGGGCGAACACCCAACAGTTGAAATACCAAAATCGGGAGACAAACCGACAAAGGAGAAAACCAAAAAATGGACAAAGCCAAAGCCTTAATCGCCTCATGGGCACGCTCATTCATGGCAGCCGCGCTCGCCTTATACATGGCGGGTGTGACAGACCCAAAGACACTTGCAATGGCAGGTGTCGCAGCGATTGCACCAGTTGTTTTGCGCTGGTTAAATCCGCAGGATAAGAGTTTCGGGTTAACGGGGAAGTAGCCCGAAAACTCACCGCAGCAGGATTGGCTTGGGCACTTGCGCTAATCCTGACTGCGTGTGGGTATCAGGGTTGGACACGTTATGAGTGCCAAGAATATGAAAACTGGTCAAAACCTGAATGCCAAAAACCGCAGTGCGTCCCCACTGGAACGTGTACTGACGACATACTTGGATTCTCAACACTACAAACCAGCACGCCGTCGAACCCCTGAGGACGTCCACGCGCAGCTGATTTTGATTATTGGTTCAACACTTGCAGCGGTATTTCTTATCGTTACCGTTGGCATAACTTACGCGCTCATTTTTGTCACCCAGCCGATAGGCGCACAAGCACCCAACGACGCAGCCTTTATTGACCTATTGAAAACCCTGGCCATTTTCTTGACTGGTTCACTGGGCGGTGTGCTTGCTGGAAACGGACTAAAATCCAAACCAAAGTCAGGTGACACGCCGACAAATACGCAAGGTTCTTGATTTGGCGCGCCTTATGCGTCACCCTGAGTGCAGGTGGTAGTCGTTACCACCAAGAATCGGGAGAATTCAAAATGGTCGTTGACTTATTAGACCCGCAGACTTTGCGGGCATTGTTCTTAATCGGTGTGCTTTGCACGTTAGCCGCTGCCCTGGGTTATTCATGGGGACACAAAGACGGAAGCCGTGAAGGCTACACACGCGGGCGTGCAATCAGCCGTCACATTTCACAATCAAAAAGGGAAGTAAAATAAATGGGATTCCTTGATAACTACGAAGCGAGCCGTGAGCGTTTAGAACGCTGGTTGAAAACTTACCCACTAGGGCGCATTGAAACTAGCATTGTTGAATTTAGTGCTGACAAGGGTTATGTCCTAGTTGAAGCAAAGGCCTTTCGACATGAAGACGACACGCGTCCAGCAGCGGTTGATTTTGCCTATGGCTATCAGGGCGCATACCAACAAAACATGAAGCGTTGGTTTGTGGAAGATACCGTAACCAGCGCAATCATGAGAGTGCAGCAACTGGTCATGGGCGGTGCTGAACGAAGCACCAAAGAAATTATGGAACAGGTTGAAAAGACATCAGCAAAAGTTGCAAACACTGACAAGGACTATGACTACTGGACGACCAAATTTGGTGACGTGCCAAGTTACAAGACGGAAGAAGACATGGAAGCAGCTGGTGTTCCAACTTTGGCCTCAGGCGTTGCAGAAATTGCAAAGCAACTGGGCGGTGAATTGGTTGCCGAAGCACCGCAATGCCGTCATGGACACCGTGTTTTCCGTAGTGGAAATAGTGCGAAAACTGGCAAGGATTGGGCAAATTACTCATGCGTAGGGCGCAAACCTGACCAGTGTGACCCCGTGTGGCTAGTGCTAACCAGCGACGGAACTTGGAAGCCACAAATATGAGCGACTACGTTGAGATAATTAACCCACGCACCATGACCTGCAAACTCATGGAGAATGGCCAAATCATTGCCGAATACAAAGTTGAGCAATGCGATAAGTGTTCAAGTCTTGTCAAGTTTGACCAATTTGGCTACCAAAAAGGTTTTGGCAATGAAAAGATTATTTGGTTTTGTGCGGGTTGCCGTTGAAAATGACCTTAACGCGTGAGGAAGAATTTACGTGTCACGACGCAGCAATTCATTTGGCTAAGGCCAACACAGATTATTGGCAAACACGGTCGGGCGGTTACTCAACTGAGAAATCACTTCATGACCTCATTGCACAAGACGCGCAAAGTATCGGCAGCGAATGGGTCGTTGCCAAATACCTAAACGTTGACTTCAATCCATTTGAGCAAAAGGGCAAAACGAAGGCTGACGTAGGTTCTCACTTTGAAGTGCGTTGGACTAAGTACGTGTCAGGGCAGCTGATAATTCACGAATACGACCGCACTGACGACGTGGCAATCCTGGTCACTGGTGAATCACCGCATTTCTTCATTGCTGGTTGGATTCCCATTGCTATGGCTAAACGTCCCAAGTACCGACACAGTAAGCAACCCAACTGGTGGGTTACACAAATCAACTTGCAACCTATTGAGAACCTTAGGAGAAGCAACTATGGACACAGTTCAGTTTGAGTGCAGAAAATGCAAGAAGATAACAAAACAGGTAATTCACAAAGTGACGGACAACCTTCCCGACGGTGTGGAAGTGATTCAATGCACCAAGTGCGAAGTCATGGGGGTTGCGCAGATTGGGACTTCAAATGCCAGTCTATGAGTTTAAATGCACGGTGTGCCAAATCAGTGTTGAGGTGGATAAGTCAATCCACGACGAACGCAACCCAATCTGCTGCGGGCAAAACATGAGCCGCACCTACTCAACCTTTGGCATATCCTTTAAAGGCACGGGTTGGGGTGGAAAATGAAGATTCTTAACCTTTACGCTGGAATTGGTGGCAACCGCAAACTATGGGGCGAGGAACACCAAATCATTGCCGTTGAGTACAACGCAGACATTGCTAAGGTGTACGCAGACCACTTCCCGAATGACACCGTCATTGTGGCTGACGCGCACCAATACTTGCTTGACCACTTTGCTGAATTTGATTTCATTTGGTCATCACCACCATGTCAAAGCCATAGCAGCTTCAGGCAGAATATAGGGGTGCGCTATCGTGGCGTTCAACCAATATATCCTGACATGAAACTATGGCAGGAAATCATATTTCTTCAATACAACTTTGCAGGCAAATGGGTTGTGGAGAACGTAAAGCCTTACTACACGCCATTTGTGCCACCTACGGCTGATTTACAACGTCATTACTTTTGGGCTAACTTTGACATTCCACAAGCCGACATTGAGAAGGACAATCTAAGAGCTGCGCAAATACCTCAATTGCAGGCCTTGCACGGCTACAACCTTGACGGATATAAGTTGCCTAACAAACGCCAGGTGTTACGTAATTGCGTATTGCCAGCACTTGGTTCACACGTATTAGAACAGGTGAGCAATGGATAGTTATACACAGGGGTTATCCACAGGCGTGCAAAACTTGTGGGACACGCCCAAGTCCATGCGTAAGTTATTAACTTACTTGACAGTCGCGGTACGCTGGTTTCGCTTGAAGCGAGCCGCTGAGGCGGATTGCTCGCAAGGGCGTAATCGGCTAATGGGACGGGTCTATTTCATTTCGGCATTGCTTTCAATAACAAGCATTGCAAATGCAAATGCAAATGCAGCTAACTATTCAATAGACCATTTAAAGTTATATGCACATTCTAGGATTCTTGACTATAAAGAATTCCAGTGCTTCAACAAGATAATTACCAAGGAATCGCGTTGGTCATACACTGCACGCAATGGCAGTCACTATGGCTTAGGGCAAATGCGGTCGAAGCATTACCGTGACCTTGACCCATTCAGACAGATTGACGCAACGCTTCGCTATGTCACAATTCGTTATCAAACACCATGCAAAGCATGGGCGTTTCATCAGCAAAGGAACTACTACTAATGGCCAGTGCATTGAAGGACAATGGCAGCACCAGCCAATGGCGCAAGATACGTCAACGCATACTCAATCGCGACGGACATACTTGCCAGGCATGCGGTATGGACGGCAATTCGGTTGACCACATAGTTCCAAGAAGCCTTGGTGGTAGTGATGAAGATTGGAACTTACAAACATTGTGCATTTCATGCAATTCAGCCAAAGGGGGGCGGTTTTTTAATAGCCCACCGACACCCCTGACCCTTCCTGTTTTAAATTCCCCCCAAAACGGCTCAAGAAGCCACGAAAATGACTAAGAAGGTCATAACAGGTCACCAAGACCCCCTAGAAGCCTCAAACGGGCTTCAAACGGTTTTGGGTAGGGACGCAGAAGGGCAAAACGCCCTATTTGGCGTCCAAACGCCTAGAATTCATACGCCATTGAACGATTTACCTTCACGCGGGGGTGAATTGGTTGATTTAGCAGCCAGCCTGGGCATTGAACTTTTAGAATGGCAGAAATTTGCGCTTATCCACACGCACAAAGTCAAGCCTGACGGTCGGTGGGCAACGCCAGTCAACACGATTGTTGTGGCACGTCAAAATGGCAAGTCGTTTTTGCAGCTCATCAGAATTTTGGGTGGCCTTTTCCTATGGGAAGAAAACCTGCAAATTGGTTCGGCGCACCGCTTGTCCACATCACTTGAACAGTTTCGGGCAATGGTGCAGATAATTGAAAAGAATGATTCACTGGCAAAACAGGTCAAGAAGATTCGCTGGCAACACGGCGGTGAGGAAATTGAAACAATGGCGGGCAATCGCTTTATTGTTCGCGCGGGTGGTTCGGCTGCCCGTGGTGTTTCCCGACCTTCAACGATTCACCTGGACGAATTGCGCGAAATGACAGATATTGAAAGTTTTGCCAGTTTGAGGTACACCCTCATGTCAGCGGCCAACCCCATGGTCATGGCCTACACAAATGCGGGCGATTCTTCCTCCGTGGTGCTGAACCAATTTCGGGATAGGGCATTGGCCAGCATTGCGGGGGTCGAAGACGACATTGGGTATTTTGAATGGTCAGCACCAACGGACGAAATAAGCGTGGACAATGCACGGCACTCAAATCCGTCCATGGGCACTCTGATTCACGCTGACAATATAAAATCCGTGCTGAATGACCCACCTGACGTCGTAATGACTGAAGTGTTGTGCCGTTGGGTCGTGGCAATAAATAGCGCGGTGGATTCTGCCAGTTGGGGCAATTGCCTGGACAAGTCGGTTGACCTTGACCCTGACAAACTCACCTGGTTAGCAATTGACCTTTCACCTGATAGACGCCACGCAAGTTTAGTTGGGGCGCAAAAATTGGGGGACGAAAAGTTTGTGGTCAAATTACTGCACACCTGGACAAATGAACTGCAATTGGACGATAAAGCCATTGCCAACGAATTGGCAGACTACGCCCGCAGGTATCCCACCGAATACGTGCTTTACAGTCGAAAGACCAGTGGCGCGGTTGCTGCGCGTCTTGCACCTGCTGGGATTCCCGTTTATGACATGGACGCCAGTTACCCGCAGGCGTGCGACGAAATGTTGTCGGCAATTAACTCAGGACGTTTGCGTCATAAGGGGCAAAGCCAACTTTCGGAAGAAGTCCTAGCTGCGGTTCAATTGCGTCGCGGTGACGGCGGCTGGGTTATTGGACGCAGGGCGTCACAATCGGTTGTTTGCGGTGCGGTGGCCGTTAGTCTTGTTTCACACTTTGCGACACGCCCAGAGAATGACCTTGACATAATGGTGGGCTAAACGTATAAGCCTGACACAATTCAGGCATGGGATTTTTCGATTTGTTCACGCCACGGGTTGCAGCTGCCGTTCCAGCTGCACCCTTGGACGTTGACGCTTCACTAGCACCTTACTTTACTGAAAATAATAATTTTTATTTTTATGGGATTCAAAGTGCCAATCGCGCTGAAGCAATGAGCGTTCCGACAGTTGCCCGCGCGCTTGGAATTATTCAAACAATTTCCTCATTACCAATGCACACACGAAATGAAGCAACAGGTGAGAAGGTCACGCAACCACGCGTTATTAACCAACCTGACCCGCGAATCCCAGGTTCAACCTTTTGGGCGTGGATAATTTCTGATTTATTTTTCCATAACGCAGCTTACGGCTATGTAATGGAAAGATACGCAGATACGGGCAAAATTCGTGCAATGGAACGCGTTGCACCTGAACGCGTGTCAATTACAACAAACGCCAATGGAACAGAGATAGATTCCTACGAAATTGACGGCACACCAATTGACCCAACAAATTTAGTTGTTTTTCCAAATACGCAAGAAGGTTTGCTTGCCCGCGCAGGTCGCACAATCAAGGCGGCAGCTGCGCTCGAAAAGGCTTCAATGAATTTTGCCAATGAACCAATTCCACAAATGGTTTTGAAATCAAATGGCACATCACTTCCAGCAGATAGAGTTGCAAAGTTATTGTCTTCATGGCGTACCGCGCGAAGCAACAAATCAACGGCTTTCCTTAATGCTGACGTTACCCTGGAAACAATTGGATATGACCCAAAGAATTTGCAACTAAATGAAGCACGCAATTACGTTGCACTAGAATTAAGCCGTGCTTGCGGTTTGCCAGCGTACTTTACTGATTCACAACAATCCACGTTCACGTATTCCAACGCTTTGGACAAGAGGCGCGACCTTGTGGACTTTGCTTTCAGAAATTACATGTCCATTATTGAACAAAGGTTATCTTTTGCGGATTTCACCCCTGCTGGAAATCGTGTGTTGTTTGATTTAGACGATTTCTTGCGCGGCAATCCTTATGAGCGCGCGCAAGTCTATGAAATCTTAAATCGTATCGGCGCAATGTCGGTCGAAGAAATACGCGAGGAAGAAGACATGCTGCTATGAAAAAAGTAATTACACCAATTGCAATCACGGCTGCTGATTCAAACAGTCGCACAATTACAGGACGCATTGTGACTTTCGAGGAAACTGGAAACGCCTCAATTGGCAAAGTGCAATTTGCTGCTGGTTCAATTCAACCAACGGCCGTTTTGCTCAATCTTGAACACGACCGCACACGCCGAATTGGGAAAACACTTTCAATTGAAGCAAATGACAAAGGAATTGACGCCACTTTCAAAATCGCTAATACAACTGCGGGAACTGACGCACTTGTTGAAGCACAAGAAGGTTTGCGTGACGGTTTTAGTGTTGAAGTTTATTTTGACGAATACGAAACACTTAAAGACGGAACAGTGCGCATTTTAAAGGGTGAAATGACTGGTGTTGCCTTAACGTCAGAACCAGCCATTCGTTCAGCGCGTGTTGCAGAAGTTGCCGCCACAGAAGGCGAAGAAGAAATTTCAGATTCGACAATCGAACCTGAAGCACAACCAACAGAAGGAGAAGACGAAGTGGAAGACACCGTCAAAGACGCTTCAACCGCCGAAACGGTAGAAGCCGCCCAGTCAGTAACCGCAAACGTAAATGCTGCGGTCGGTGGTTGGACAACTAAGCCTCGCTTAGAGTTCACTGCCGCAAAGTACCTAGAAAACACAATCCGTGCTTCAATGGGTGACGAAAATGCTCGTCAGTACGTTGCAGCTGCTGATGACACAACAGACAACGCTGGACTTGTTCCAACACGTCAGTTAACTGAAGTTATCAACGGACTTGCAAACACAACACGTTCAGCAGTTGACGCGATTTCTCGCGGTGTATTGCCTGACGCTGGAATGTCATTTGAAATTCCAAAAATTACAACAATGCCAACAGTGGCTGAAACTGCCGAAGCAGGCACACCTTCAGAGACTGACCAGGCTTCAAGTTTCCTATCAGTGACAGTCAAAAAGTACGCAGGACAACAGACATTCTCCGTCGAATTGCTTGACCGTACTTCACCGTTGTTTTTCAATGAGTTGTTGACAAATATGTCAGCTGCTTACGCAAAGGCAACAGACCTAGCCGTTTATACTGCACTTGCTTCAGGTGCAACTGCCGACGCAACAACACTGACAACATACCCAACTGCTTCAGAATTGCTTGGATTTGTTTCACGCGGTGCTGCTTCAGTTTATTCAAACACACAGGGATTTGCTCGCAACATTCTTGCAAACACATCACAGTGGGCAAACCTTATGACTTTGAACGATTCAGGTCGTCCAATTTACATGGCTGCACAACCTTCAAACGCTGGTGGTGCGGTTCGTCCTGATTCGATTCGCGGAAACGTTGCAGGCCTTGACCTTTATGTCACTGCAAACGTACCGTCAGCAAATGACACAGACAAAG